CTTTTGCTCAATGCTTCACAGGCTGCAATAAGCGAAGGACGAAATTAGAATGTTGGAAAGTAGCTGAATATCTTTTTACTAAGGATATCGCTATTAAATACATGAATAAACGTCCACAGGATAGAATACACAAGTGGTATGATATTTTGATTGAGATTTATTTCTAAAAATATAGAGTGTCATCTAATATGGTGGCACTCTATTATTTTGCGCAAAAAATAAGGGCAACAGATTTCTCCATTGCCCTCAAACATCAATCGCTGTTTATCTGATTTCTAATCAGACAAAGACTTTTGATTAGGTTATTTAAAATTTCTTCATCAAGCGTACCAGTCAAAGAAACGCTGTCAGTTTCTTTATCTGCAAGTGTAAGTGTTACATTAGATTCTTCACGTTCAAGAGTCAACTGTGTATTCGGCAGTAACTCAAACATTACAGATTTAATTGACTGATGATCTTTTGAAAAGTTATCATAGTTTACATATACATTAGCCATTTATTTGCCTCACATTTTTAAACTTTGGCAATATAAGCAGAATGTACAAATCCATATTTGCCATTATACTTAATATAATACCAAGTATCGCCGTTGTTAGCTTTTACAGAGTCACATACTTCAACTTTCGCACCGTATTTAAGCGGAGAGAAGCTACAAGTTTTATTCTCTGTTCCAGCCCACATTCTAACATTTAACACATCTGCTGTGACTTTGCCAGTCCATTTTGCAGTAGTATTTAATTTGCCGGAAGTAGTAGTGGTAGTGGCTTTCTTTGTAGTTGTAGAAGTAATCGTTCCAGTGGTATCATACTTAGGCGTAATGAATCCACGAATATATCTACCGTTGATTGCCACCTTTCTCTGTTTTACAGAGTTAGAGTAGTTTCCTTCCACAACAAGGAAATAGCCCTGATCTTTATGAACTTCTGTAACTGTTCCGATGTGATCCGGCGCACTGGTATTATCATAATTAGCATAATTTGCACCATCATCCCACTCATACAAAACAGCGTCACCCGGAGAAGGTACATAGGAATCGCTTTCAACCCAAATACCCATCTCTTTCGCACGTTCGATAATATAGTAGCAACTAATTTCAATCGGCATTATTGCTGTGTACCCAAGTTTAATTGCAAGAGCAGACCAAGTACAAGCACACCAAGCCCAATCATACTGCATCTTAGTTCCACGGGGGAATTTTCCAGTATAGGAATTATAAATGTCGATGATAGTCCTATATGAACCATCAGCTTCATTCTTGCCTATCCAACTGTTTATCAGATTTACAACTGCACTTCTTGAATATTTACCAGTTTCTTTTTTGGTTGTAGTCGTTGTCTTTTTCGTTGTTGTGGTAGTTTTCTTCGTGGTAGTAGTTGTTTTCTTAGTAGTGGTTGTAGTCTTTTTGGTTGTAGTTGTTGAAGTAACCTTCTTAACCCAACCAGAATGAACAAACCCGTATTTACCATTATACTTGATGTAATACCACACATCACCATTGGTTGCCTTTACAGAGTCGCAGACTTCAATCTTTGTTCCTTCTTTAAGTGGTGAAAAACTGCAAGTCTTATTTTCTGTACCAGCCCATGTTCTCACGTTCAATTCATCAGCGGTAACTTGTCCAGTCCATTTAGCCGTAGTATTCAGTTTAGATGAAGTAGTCGTTGTCGCTGTCGAAGTGGAAGTAGAACTGCTACCAGATTTAGAACCGATACCTAAGTTTGTTGCGGTGTGCGCACCATCATTCAAAAGAATATCTCCCGGCAACAGATAATCTCCACTTGTGAGATATTTGCTTTCTGTAAGAACTTGGAATCCAGCGTTCTTATAAGCAGTACGCATATTACCAGTGTAAGTCGCACCAATACTCTTCAATGCAGAAATTCCAAGCAGATATCCGGCAGCTTTAGTATTAGCGATTACACCAGCAGAGCAGTCAGCTTCACAAGCTATAGTAATCTTTGAAGGACGATATCCGACTTTTTGTAACTGTGTCCAATATGTATCTCTCTGATACTGATCATATCCGATTTTATTGTTATTTGCAGCTTCGATAGCAAGTTCAGCAATCAACTCACGAACTTCTTTGTTTGGATGTCTAAGAACACAACTCCAAGGTCTGCTATACCAACTTCTGATACACCATTCGTTTCCAGTTTGATCTCCGGCAGCACCACCATGAATACCACCGTTTTCATCCCCACCACTGTTGGAGATTTTGCCATAATAGTTATTAAAATTCACACTCACGATAGAAACCTCCTTTTTCGTAGTGGTTGTTGTCGAGTTACTTTTTAGTGTTGGTGGAACATATTGTTTCAGCCAAGAATAAACCTTTTCTTGTCTTGTGCGATACGCTCCGACTTGATTTCCAGTATCTGTTTTGCAAGACGCATACAATTTATCTAAAGTGTATGGTTTAGTAGTTTTGCCAAGTATACGAGTAACAGCACCACTGCCACCTTGATGACGGAAATTACAACACATCATTTGTGCGTCAAGGTCTGTTACGCCTAAATCTGCAGCTTCATTGATATACTTCAATGCTTGCTCATCCATTAACTGATCTTGACATTTTTTCCCTACATCTGTACTTATGATAGCTTGAATACATTTTGCTTTTGCCGAACTCTTTGAGAGTTTGTAAGTAGACCAGTTGGCATTATCTAAATCTGTTCCAACGCCAGCAGTATCAAGTTTCTTGAATGTCGCACTATCTGTAGAACGAATGAGTTTTAAAAGTCTTTGGGCTTCTGTTGCATACCATTGTCCAGCACCGATAGTAATAGCGTGTTCAGCGGAAGAATTTGTATATGCTTCTGTGAAATCGTTATAACGACATTGACCATACACCTGACCGCCAGTCTCAACGGCATAAAGGATTTTTCTTATAACTTCTTTTTGAGCATCTGTTAATATAACTGACATATACTCACCTCTTCATGTAACAAGAAAAGACGGTGCGAAAATTCACACCGTCTGATTGATAGTTATTTCCATCTAAGGATTTCTGAAATTTTTCTGTTTCTCATGCTATTTTAATGAGATCGGTTAGTATGGAAATTTAGACCACTATATATTGTGTTTTAATTTGACTTGATATACAATATATAGTAGTAAAATGATGATAAAATGTGAGTTTTATTTCACTTCGATTTTACTCTCTCTTACAATGGTTTCAATATAATTATCAAGATAAGCATCAAAATTAGTATATACTGTTTCGATAGCAGACTTCATTTCCTTAGAAATAAGTTCCTTTGCCTTATCTATCGCCATCTGTTTGGCAATGGCTTGTGCATCCGCATCAAATTTACCTTGACGTTTCATTGTATCAACATATGTTTGAGAAACTGTCATAACAGCCACGCTAATAGCTTCTCCTGCATATTCAATTAAATTCTGTATTTGTTCGTTTTCAATATTATCCTTATTCTTCTGAATAATAGATTTTACAAAATTCGCAAAATACACTGTCACAAACGGAAGAATACCAGTTATGACAAGATACATTAACTGCTGAATAAACTCTTTAAATGTCATTGTAAATACCTCTTTTACCACTGGCGTATACCGTATAGAACATTGATTTCGTCTTGAACAAGTTGACCATATCCAGTTCCAAGTTCTTTATCAATTTTTGATATACGATTTTTACCAGTTCCATATTTTAATGATCCGTCTTTGATACCTTTTGCTAAACTTATAACCTTATTCACCATGAGTTGTGTTTGAACATCATCATATCCATCTGCTTTCAATTTTTCGATTCTTGTAACTCCGTTTCCGTACAATCCTCGAAAAACATTTCTAATAACATCAGGAGTTGGTGATTTTAAGGCAACAGTAGTAGAAGAAGGTGATTCTTTATATGGAATGCTGATATTGTATATTTTACTGTTGTGAATTACTTTTAATACACCATTACTGGCAATCATATCTATATCACCAATACAATCTATCACAGTAATTCCAGCTTGCTTACACCTTCTTGCTCCATAAGCAGTAAATCCACACGTACCGACTCCATTAGGTTCAAGGTCGTTATACCAACAATAATCAGCACCTTGTTTCTTCATATATTGCGCTCTTGACTGGTTACAGTTATTTCCGTGATGTGGTATTTTAAAAATTTTCACCTTACCTCCTATGGCTTTCACACCTTCGGATATATCTGCGCAACCATCACCACTTGTCCAATAATATAAATCAGGGAAATAAGTGCATATCGAACCATCGTTGAGAAAAGCCCACGCTTCTGTATCACTTGATAGTAATTTCGTTGGCTGATTACGATAGACTTTGAATAATATTTCTCCGATCCTAATAACATCACCAGACTTTAAATATATGATTTTTATTCCTTTTTTCTTTGCTTTATCTATAATCCTATTCCCGGCATTTATAGCAGAAGTCACACAATTAGCATATCTTGTCCCGTTTTGTCCATGTTTAATGCTTGACGGGTCTTGACAATATAACGTAATCGGTGTGAATGAAGAACTGTCTATAATTCTTTCAATACCGTTATAGTGATCATAATGCCAATGAGTAATTAAAAGATGCGGTTTATACATCTTGTTAGATTTCAAATATGAAATTAACTTCGTTGCTCCAGTTCCTTCATACCCATCAATTACAAGATGATTTGTTCCATCACTGATAACTTGTGCGTCTCCATATCTATCCTCAGACTTAGGTTTTGAAAAACCGGGGATATGAATTTTAATCATTAGTTTAATCCTATCCTTCCACTACAAGGAAAAGGAGAGGGTACAATTCCCTCTCCATGTTACTTAAAAATATTATTCACTATATCTTGTGCGATTTTAAAGACATTCGCACCATATGATTTTGTGATGTTATTCTGCCTATCTGGATTATTACCCCATTTGCCCTTCATAATTTCCAATGCAATTTTATAACCATTAGAAAGTTCTGTAGGATTATAACCAGAATTGACATAATTTTGTGCAACCGCATAAACAGTTGAATTGTATTTAGCAGTTATATTGTTTTTACGATTTGGGTTATTCCCCCATTTCCCAGCAAGTATTTCCAAAGCAACTGTTGTATAAACTTTGTAGTTTACAATTCGATTTACATATTTCTGTGCCTCATTGTAAACAGTCACACCATATTTTGCAGTTATATTGGTTTTTCTTTCCGGGTTATTTCCCCACTTTCCATCTAATATTTCAAGTGCGATAGAAATAGAATTTATCGCTTTTTTGGTTGTGGTCGATTTTTTAGTTGTCGTAGACTTCTTTGTTGTAGTTGTTGAACCACTCTTGACTTTTGCCGTTCCAGCAGTATATTGACCATAATATTCATCTAAATCAACATTTGATGACACACCGTTGATTTTTCCATACCAGTTATATTGTCGATAAACGCATTTACAAACTGCATCACCTTCTAAATCTGCAAGCCAAACATCATACTCATTCAAAATAGATTTTCCGTAAACATTATTCAAATAATCTTGATTCAAATAAATGCCTGTTGGATATCCTTGTGAAAGAATATAGTCGCAAAATACCTTTGCAAATTGCTTTTGCATAGCAGGAGTCAGTGTCACGCCACGATAATCACGAGCATTATCTACGGTATCATATTCTAAGTCGCACCAAATAATAGTAGATTTCGGTAATCCAGCTTTCTTTACATTCTCAATCGCTTTCTTTGCGTTTTGAACTACCTGATCAGTATTTGCAGCATATATAAAATGATAAACTCCGGGTACAGTGATTCCAGCAGACTTAGCTTTTTGAACATATTCTACAAATTTTGTATCAATATCGTTTTCGCCCCAACCATCACGAGGAATAATAAAAGATATTCCGTCTTTTACAACTTTTGAAAAATCAATCGTTCCTTGATGATGTGATATATCCATTCCTTTTTTGGTTGAATTAGATGGTTTAACTGTAGTGGTTGTTTTCTTTGTAGTAGTAGTTTTACTACTTGAATAATCAACTCGATCAAATTCTCCCCAATTCGTCCAAGTTCCAAGATAAGTTCCACCTTTGCAACTATATCTATTTCCATTAGTCAAATCTACCCAAGAGAATTTTCCACCACCACCCATACTCATGGTTACTTCAGCAGAATTGATTATTTGACCATTCTCTGTTCTTTCTCCGACAAACAATCCAACGTGACCATCCATTTTCAATAAAGAAGCTGGCTTACAATCTTTTTTCGGAAAAGTGCCACGAACAGAACAATATTTATTCAATGTGGTAGGTTCATCAGACATATTAACAAAATCATCCATGACAGCACCGCCACCAAGTTTTGTTTTATCTCCACTAAAACCATTAACCATTGTATGAACAAAACCTAAACAATCAAAAGACCATATTCCATCATGATATTTTCCAACATTGTATTCATATCCATCATTTTGAAAAGCGTTATATCTTCTATACCAAACTTTGCCATATTTTTCGTTGACTGTATTGACAGCAACTTGAACAATATTTTCTGCACTAAATTTATTCATTTGTTATAAGTCGAACGAGGGAGAGCGAGAACTCCCTCGTGAATTTACCCCATTATCTCGCTCTCAATATCATTTTCCTGTTGATATTCCAGATCGTCTTGTTGGTGTTCTAACATTGCCATTTCATATACAATACCATCCTTAGTATTTTCAGCACGACTCTTTATATAATAAGCAACAAGCGTTGGCATTAACGCTACGGGAACACCGATTAAAGCATATAAAGCAGAAGAATCTTGAAACTGCCACATGAAACATTCCGAAAAGATAAGAACCTCAAAACAAATTAAAAAAACAGCCAAAAGAGCAAGTTTGCTCGTTGATGGCTTTTTAAGTTTCGTGCGATATTTGTTCTTTAATTCTTTCAGTTTTTGCTTCTGTTTCAAATCACGATTTTCAAGTTCGATCCGCTTTTTACGCACCTCAAATTCTTTATTCGTCATTTTTGATCTCTCCATCTTTTGTGCGAACAGGAAGTGCCATTATATCAGGATATAATTTATCATGATAAATATCATCTCCTCCTGCGCTTTCGTAAACCTTGCCGCACTCCATAAAAGTTTTAAGACCTTCCTTAGTTATGTAGTTTCGTTCCGTTGATTCGGAATGAATCCTCCACAGTGTAGAACGCATCGAAGCAACCGTCAAAGATTTAAGCAATGTGTTTATATCAGATATTTGTCGTTCCATTTTTTCATCGGCAGCATTACTTTTTTCGGACAAACTCTGTAATTTTTCATGTTGCTTATTTAATTGTTCGTTAATCTTCTCAATTTCTTCTTTGCGTTCTCTCTCTTTCTTCATACTGGACGTTTCTATGTTGAATAATTTGATGAACTTATTATAAAACTCTTTGATAACAACAAGTGCAACAACCAGTATTACTAAGCTGATTATGATCATTTTCCAATCAGCATTGAGCAGTTCATTAGCAGACTCAACTACGCCCATTTATAATACCTCACTTATCAGTATATTTAGGATTCATTTGGCATTTCTTAATCTTGAAAATAAGAATAATGCGACCAAACAAAACATAGTGCGGAATTTCAGTATCTTCAAATACATAGTAGTTTATCGCATCTGCAATAAATATTCCTATGATGCTCATTCCGATCCAAAGTATGCTAAATGGCACACAAATAACACCGTCAAAATTGAGTGGAAGATTACTGTAATCCCACATTTGTGTTAATCCTAATAATTTAATAGTTTCTCCGACAACCAGTTCCATAGTGGTTATGATTGCAGAGCCTATACATCCGTATAGAAGTATGTCGATATCCCAGCGGATTCTATCATTTATAGGATCAACAATCAGAAGAAATAGTCCTCCTAATGTCCCCATAAGTGGATAGGAATATCCTCGGAAACAAGTTTCTATCGTAATGTATAGGCAAAATCCGACTACAAAGAGAACTGACTTTCGGAACAATTTCTCTTTAAATGTAATCATTATTAATCACTCGTTTCTGGATTCATTTGCTGATAAAGAATCTTCAATACTTCTGACTGATATTCGACTGGAATTTCTACACCATATTCAATAGCCATGACATCTTCAATATCAGTAAGAGATTTAATATAATCTCTCAAAGAATTAAAATATGTGGTATGGAATGTAATGTAATTTTCCATCTGTGTATTGATAGCAATTATGTCCTCCGCAGAAAAGATATGACAACTTCCGTTATCCCAATGCCACGGCAAAAACTCGTTACCAGCAACCGCACGTTCATTCAGTTTCATAATCATAGTTTGGTCTGTGATATCCAAACTGAAATGATATGTATTGCCATCTGCAAGCTGAACATCAATGCCGTTTAGGATCATAAGGTTACAAGCCATGCTCATTTCGGCAACTTTCGCACTGATTACATCGGCAAGGTTTTCTTGTGCGATAAATCCGACCTTATTCAGTTCGGTAATCACAGCACTCTTAATTTTGGCTGGAATATCATCAATATCTTTCTGAAAAGTAGTGATAAGTTCCACCCATACTTTTATAAGTTTCTCCATTACTCGAACCTCCTTAAATCAAAGAACTCAATTCTACAATGCATTCTTTTAATTCATTGTTTTCGGTTCTAAGTTTTGCGATAATTTCAGCATCAGTCATGTCTCTTTCATCAGTCCATGCAATACCATAAGCCCAAAACTTATCAAAATTATCAATAATGTTTTGTTCGCTTGTAGCTGCACTGTCAATCTGGAAGAACACTTCGTCTGCAGTTTGCACTTCATATTCTTCGCCGTTCTCATTACGAGTTTCCGTCTTTATATTTTTTCTAAGCCATACATCGGCAATCCCATCGTGGGGCATATAAAGAACAGGAACGAGTTCAATATCAAGCGGCATTAACGTTTTGCAAATATTGCTCATAAAATGCTCCCTTCCTTCTTTCCAACTTATAAATACGTACCATCTTTCTGTAATTTATAAGTTTTATATCACGAGAAATTATGTTACGTGAAATTCTCATACATCTATCTACCTGATACTTGTCTTTCAAGTGTTTAGAGTTTGTATGGACAATATAGCCATAATAACTACACATTGTACGAGCATCTTTTAGAGATACAGGAATATGATTATCTATCTTTTTATTTATTCGTCTTAACTTACGTGCAATTTTAATAAATACAGTCTTACGAATAGTAATACGGTCACGATAGATTTTATATCCCATCATGTCGATGAAACATCCTCGCTCTTTATTTCTTTTCTTATCAAAATAAACAAATCTTTGAATACCCCAATTAGGTTTAATTTCAAGACCAAGTTCATTTTTAAAGAAATCAATAGTCATTTCAACAGCCATTTTCAAGTGCCGTTTATTTTGACCACAAAGTAGAATATCATCCATATAGAACAGTTGGTGTGAGATTAACCGTCTTTTCACTTTCGTTTTTGTTGTGAAAAGATTCTGTTCCATATAATGATAAGCGTATGATAAATAGTAGTTACACAGCCATTGTGATAAATGAGAACCAATAGATAGTCCACCTTCAGAAAATGAATCAATCATCAAGTCAATCAAATAGATAAGATCAAGATTCTTTATATCCCGATGAATATACTTTTTAATTTTGTCATGTTCAATACTTGGATAACATTTTCTAACATCAAGTTTTACAAAGTATTTTACTGAACCCGGATCACGATCAATCCATCGTTGGATTGTACGAACACCGTAAAGTTGCCCTCGTCCGGGAATACTTGCACATTGATACCTTCCAATTTTCCTATTAAACATTTTCTGACAAGCATTTACAACTACATACTCGTAACATTGTTGAAGCATATGTTCAATTCCAATTTGCCTTACTTTGCCAGAATTGCCATCATATCTTTCACTAAATCTTATTGGTGGAAATGTCACATCATGGTTCTTTATGTGTTGACTCATATCTTTTGATATATGATCTATAATAAACATAAGTCCGTCAACACCATGTAGATCATATAAATCTTTTACAATGGATTTTGACACATTTTCATAATGTGCCAAAAATCCAATCGTTTTTGTCTTGTTGTATTTTCTATTTAAACAATCAAGAACACAACCTTTGATATAACTAACATCGGTTATATCTATATCTTTACAATATGTAATCATATTGATTATCCGCTCTCTTTCTGGGTCAAATAGCGTTCAACTATAAAAATTTACTTGCCAAGAAGCACCCTAATATATTTTAATCAAGAGATTAGGTAATCTAATCACGTAGTTGTATTATGATTAGACGGTTTATGTGTTTCCCAAGGGTGTAGAAACCACACCCCCTCACCAGAGAGTGCCGGGCAGAAATGTTCCAGTTCGTATTCGAAAGAGCATTGTTCAAATTCCGATTGAACAGACCAGCATTCGCACCATTGTTCAGATTGCCGAACGCCAGCACAAAATTTCTTTTACACATAAACCCCCATATAAATAAATTGCCGACTGCTTTCGCAGTCAGCAAAAAGTTACTTCATTGTTACATTTTTTATCCGTCAGAAATTGGCTTCATACACTTTCAAAAGAAACCTACGGTTTCTCTTGACTTTTCCCTCTGGCTTATCACTACCTGAATTATGCGGCTACTACGCCACATCTTCCAGTAGCAGAGAGCCGGGCAGAAATGCTCCAGGCCGCAAACGAAAGAGCATTGCACAAATACCGAAAGAACAGACCAGCATACGCACCAAAGCCCAGATAGCCGAACGCCGGCACTTCAAATGTTCCAGCAGAATTACTCATATAATTTCCGTCACAATATCCAGTCGTAGAACTAGCAGCAAATGCAGTACCACCTCTTACGCATGGATTATCAGAATCAAATCCCATTTCGGAAGGATATTTCCATGCAGCCCCTCCACCGGGCATATCATATCCATCAACTGTCACATAGTTAGAATCGGTTGCCGCATTAGACAGATTTGTGCAATCATAACAAACATCATAATGTCCAACCAAAGGATCGCCAGATTGTCTGAATTTTGCATTACCTACAACTTCATACTGACCAATGAACATTTCTACGCCGAAAAATCTACATGGATTTTGACCATTGGTATTGTTATTCGGTGATCCACAAGTGCCAAGAACATCATCGGTCGCACCAGTTCTCCACGGCATATTTGAGAGGTATGCATCTACAACAGTATCAAAAGAATTTCCGTCCAAATAAACAGCAGTGTATGTTGTACCATCTACAGTAACTTCTTCAACCTTTGTAACTGTTCGTCTTTCTGCAATACTATGACATGAAGCATTATTTCTATCATTAACAGTACCAATAGAAGCAACACTTCCTACAAGATATTTTGCAGACTGACCAGATGCGATTAAAGCACGATTAACACCAGTTTCGGCTTTTGTAATTTGAACTTGATTATTATAATTTGTGCATCCAGCCATAATAGACTGTGAATGTCTTGTTGCAAAAACGACTTGGAAAAGTGTCTCAAGCAAGAACGTATCTTGAATCGTAGTTGCACAATACTGATTCCCTTTTGTCTGGAATGTAGTTAATGCAACATTATGACTCATATGATGATAAGCTGCTGCACCACTAACACTCATAGGAGTTCCAGAAGTACCTTCAGAAGCGTAGTATTTGGCAATCGGAATAAATGGACGAATCGTTTTATCTGAACGAACCGCACCGCCCATCGGAAAATATCCATCTCTTTTAGTGTCAGAAACAGAAATGGTTTCTCCAGTAGCATCAATATCAATTTTTACATAAGAAGTGCCAAAAAGCACATAAACATCCTGTGTGAATTTATCAAATCCATCTTCACCTTCAAAATAATCAACTACGAACTCACCATCGGAATCAACGTGACCATTAACAGTAAGACCATTGAAGATAGCATAATCATCAAAGTCATTTCTTGCAGCCACAGAATCAGTTGATGCTCGTGCGATCATTCCAACAGCATCGTTCCTTCTAATTCCAGTAGGAAATTGAGATGATCCCCACGCATTGAAGAAAACACTGAATACTTTTCCATTTTTCTTTGTGTTAAAATAGTTAGCCGCAACCTGTGTTTTCAGTGTTGCATTATTATTCATCGTCATCATATTGGCGATAATAAAGTCTGTATTATCTCGAACTTTATCAAGAGTTGATTTGTCAGCAATATAAATCTTACTCATTCTTTTTATTCCTTTCCTTATGCACCGTCATCAAGACATAACAATCCATTTTCTACTGAAAGAGTGTAAACGGTTGCTGTTTCTGTATCTGTTAATTTATTTATCTTTTCGTCCACCGCACTTATTTTTTCATCCAATTCTTTACCTTGTTTGGCTGAAAGCGGAGTATTAGTAGACGTAGATGTAAGATTATTTACTACATCCGATTTCTTCAATCCACTATTTTCAAGTGTAGTAACACGACCAGAAACAGAAGAAATGTCTTGCGCATTTGTATTTATTTGTTGATTCATAGAAGATGCAGAATCAGAGTGCGAAGAAATCCATGTAGCAATTTCTTTCAACGTATCAAACGATTCCGGCGCATCGGCTATAATCTTTGCAATCTCTGTTGAGATTTTTGCTAATATCTTTTGGTTATATCTTTGAAGTCCATTTTCGTCCAAAAAAGCAGACATAATCACACCTCCTATTCAAATAGGTTATCTATAAAGGAGTTTGAAATTGCTTCTACTTCACTTGAACCGCTCGAACTTCCTCCTGACGATTCAGCATAAGAAACCCATGTATCATCGCCCTTTAAAACATATTTAGTTCCATCAGAACAACGTGCGATAGAACCTTGACTGCAAGTATTTAATCCAGCAGAACCTTTCTTTTTTGTGGTTGGGAGTGCGGACAAATCACTTGCACTATCAATAGCGAATATACAATAATTTGTTTCGCTATTGCGTCCAATTAAACAAAGAGACATAATTTATCCTCACTTTCTTATTCAATAATGCCATCATCTAAGTACATAACGCCACCTTCTACACCAAGCGTATAAACTTGACCGTCTAAATCATCTGTCATGGAGTTTAATCCGGCAGTCAAATTATCTACATTTTGTGCAGCACTGTTCGCAGCAGCAGCAGCTTGTGTGGCAGCTTCGGCAGCTTGGTTAGCAAGAGCAGCAGAAGCAGTCATACTCGAACTGAATTGTCGCACTTCATCATAATATGAAGCCATAACTGTATTCAGTTTTTCCATTCGTTCGTTATTGACAATAATAGGAAGATCAAAGAAAGAGTGGACACCATCGCCTTGTCTTATATTAAAATACTTAATCGTAGGATTATCTTCATCGGTAGTGATTTCAACTGCGATTTCTCGTTCGTCCAAAATCAGAACATTTTCTACCGCTTGATAATCTGCCGTAGTACCAGTAAGCAGTTTAATAACAGCCATAGA